TGCTGGCGAAGGTCTGTTTGTTGGTAAAGAGGATAGTGGAGATACTGTTAAGTTCTCTGTCCTTGGTGCATCTGGTAACACCGATATTCAAGGCACACTAAATGTTGAAGGTGAAGTAACTATTCAAGATAGTGTAATTATTGACGCTGCTAATGAAGTCTTCTCCATCAGAAATGGATCTGCTGTTGAGAAGTTTGGTGTTGATGCAGACAACGGCAATACAAACATCATCGGCACCCTGACCGTTGGTGATGCAACTCAGATTAACGATACTCTGGGTGCATCAGGTATCATCACCTTTACAAATAATACAGAGCAGACCCTCACGGGCGTTTATAGTGCCGATGGCGGGTCACTGGTGGTGCTGGTATTTCCGAGAGACTGTATGTTGGTGGTCGTACGTTCATCAGTTCTGAGACACACGTCTATGACAACCTGTCTCTCCGTGCTGATGGTAAACAGTTCCTTGTCACCACTGCTGGCAGTCTTGTTAAGTTCAGTGTTGACAGCAGCACTGGCGACACTACCACTTGGGGTGAATTGTATGCTTGGGGTCAAACCCAGGTCGATGATAATGTCATCTTCAGACAGACATCATCTGAATCTGGTAAGACATTTGTTATTAAGAACGATACGACAGATAAGTTCACTGTTGATTACACAACAGGTAACAGTGTTATTGCTGGCACACTGAACGTCAATAATGGAGTTGACCTTGACAGCACTCTGAATGTTGATGGTGCTACAGACCTGAACAGCACCCTGACTGTTGATGGTGTTACTACTATCTACGACAGCACTTTGATTCAGGGTTCTGCCAAGACATTCAAAATTAACAATACTCTTGCAGTTCAAAAGTTTGCAGTTGCTTCCGATACTGGTAATACCGACATCGAAGGCACTCTGAATCTTGGTAACTACTTCCATCACGAAGATACCGACACACCCACAATTTCTACCGATGCCAACGATTACTTTATCATCTCTGGTGGCGATTATGGTGCTTTCCGTCACGATGGTGGTGGTTACATTGAGGGTGACACTCTCTTTAATAACGACATTTATATTAACGGTGCTATCAACCAGCGAGACCAAGGTTCTGGCACAGAAACATTCAGCACACAGAACTACCTGAGAGTACGATATAAGTTCCGTACTGGTACAACTATTGCATATACTCCCACATATGCAACTGATGGTAACTCCAACCTGAGAGTTTACGGTGGCGGTGGTATCGCTACCGACCTTCACATCGGTCGTGACCTGTTCATCGGTAAGTTGAACTCTGGCGATACGATCGACTTCCAAGTTGAAGGTTCTACAGGTAACACAGTAATCGGTCGTGTTGGTCAGGGTACAGCATCTGCTGGTACATTGACTGTCCACGGTGATGCAACATTTAACCGTGAAGTTGACTTCACTGGTTCACAGGTCACCGTTGGTAACGCTAACACTGATGTTCTGACTGTTAATTCCGTCTCCCAGTTCACTGATAACGTGACTGTTGATGGTGACCTGACTGTCAATACCAACGCATTGATCGAAGGTAACCTGACTGTCAACGGTACAACCACGACAGTGAACTCCACCACAATGCAACTGGACGATCCTGTCCTAACTCTGGGTGGCGACACTGCTCCTACTCAGGCAGATGCTAAGGATCGTGGTGTTGAGTTCCGTTACTACGATGGTTCTGCAAAACTCGGTTTCTTTGGTTGGGACAATTCTGCATCTCGTTATGCCCTGTTCCACAATGCAATCAACTCTAGCGAAGCATTCTCTGGTACAAGATCTGGTCTCGATGTTGGTTCCGTCAAGATCTTTGATACAACCAACTCGGTAACTTCCTCCACAGGTGCTCTCATCGTTGGTGGTGGTGCAGGTATTGGTATTGACCTGAACGTCGGTAGATACCTGAACGTTGGCAACACAATCTTCACTTCTGGAGATCTGGATGTTGTTGGCGACTTTGACCTGGGTGATGATTTCAGAATCGCAACCAACAAATTTACTGTTGCTGCTGCAACTGGTAACACTGTTTCTGCTGGTACTCTGACTGTTGCTGGTCAAACCACACTGCAGTCTGGACTGGGTGTGAGCAGCAATGCAACCATTGGCGGCACTTTAGGCGTAACTGGCGCTACAACGCTGTCCAGCACGCTTGCAGTGACCTCTGGTACAACGCTCAGCAGCACCCTCACCGTTGCTGGTGCATCCAATGTTAATAACACTCTGGGTGTCACAGGCGTAACCACAATCACCAATGCTTCCACTGCATCTACAACGGGTCAATTCACTGGTGATGGTGCTCTGAGAGTTACTGCTGGTGGTGGTTCTGTCTTTGGTAACTGGGTTGTTGGTGGTGACCTTAAGGTCTATGGCGATGCCATCTATGATGGTGACATCAACTATGCAGGTACTCAGACTTACACTGGTAAGGCACGTTTCAACAACACCACGGATGCAACTAGCGCAACCAGCAATAACGTTTCGTTGTTCACCGCTGGTGGTCTTGCAGTTGCTAAGAAGGCATTCATTGGTGATGACCTGAATGTTGGTGCTAGCAAGTTCACCGTTGATGGACCCACGGGTAACACTGCAATTGTTGGAACACTTGGTGTAACTGGTGGAACATCTCTGTCTACACTTACGGCTACAGGTGTTGCCGAGCTCCAATCGACGCTTACTCTTGGTGGTAACCTGACGATCAATACCAATAAGTTTGTCGTCAACTCTGCAACAGGCAGTACCGATATTGCTGGTACTCTGGATGTTGTTGGTGCTACCAACCTCACATCTCTTGACACTTCTGGTGCTGTTGACTTCAATGGTGCCAACTACATTAAGATTACGAATTCTGGCGCATACTTCCAGAACAGTGGTCTGTCTCGTTTTGTAAATACCAACGATTCCACTGGATATAACAACACATCCGCTTCTGTTGCTATCTACGGTGGTTTGTCTCTTGCTAAGAGACTGAACGTTGGTGGTAATGTGATGATTGGTGGTAGTGCTGGTGTTAAGACAACCATTACTGCATCCACTGGTCACATTACAACCGATGGCAACATCAGTGCACAGGGTAGCGGTTCTATCGGCACTACACTGAATGTTGGCGGTGTCTTAACTGCCACTGGCGGTGTGATTGGTGATGTGACTGGTACTGCGACCAATGCAGACAACATTGACATCACAAACACAAACAATAATACTACGTTCTATCCAACGTTTGCTTCCGCAAACACTGGTCACACGGGTATGTTTGTTGACTCTGCAAACCTCACATATAATCCATTCTCGAACACACTGAGTGTTACCAACTTTGTCTCCACAACAAACTTTGAAGTCCAAGGTAACCTGACAGTTACTGGTAACGCAATCTATCAAAACTCGCAGGTTGGTGACATCAGCAACCACGATACCGATGATCTGGCAGAGGGTACCACCAATCTGTACTTCACTGATGAGCGTGTTGATGACCGTGTTGCTGCTCTGATCTCTGGTGGTACTGGCATCAGTGCTTCCTATGATGATGCTGGCAATCTGTTGACTCTGAGTGCTGTTCCTGCAGATTTGGATACTGATGACATTGCCGAAGGTGCAACGAATCTGTACTACACAGATGCTCGTGCTGATGCCCGTATCGCTCTTGCTGCTCCAAATTATGCAACCGCTGCTCAGGGCACATTGGCAGACTCCGCCACTCAACCTGGCGATAACATTAGCACCCTAACCAACAACTTAAACTTCATTGATGCAGCAGGTGCTCCTGTCCAGTCTGTCGCTGGCAAGACTGGCACCGTCACTCTGGTCAAGGGTGATGTTGGTCTGGGCAATGTTGACAACACTTCTGACGCTAACAAACCCGTTAGCACCGCTCAGCAGACTGCTCTGAATCTGAAAGCAAATCTGGCATCGCCTGCTCTCACAGGTATTCCTACTGCTCCTACCGCTGCTCAGGCAACCAACACAACTCAGGTTGCTACCACAGCATTCGTCCAATCCAATCTGACAGCATCGCTCTTGCGTGCTGCTCTGGGAATTCCTGAATATGCTACTGATGGTTTGGCAACAGCTGGTGGACTCGCTGCTGGCGATGTCTACTTCAACACAACTTCCAGCAAATACACTACGGTCTGATAACCAATGGCATCCGTAACAAGTAAAACCGAACTAAAGGAGTATTGTCTGCGTAGACTGGGCAAACCAGTTCTTGAAATCAACGTAGATGATACTCAGATCGATGATGCACTCGATTATACCATCGAGATGTTTCAAGAGTATCACTATGGTGGAAGTGAAAAGGTGTATCTCAAACATCAGTTCACTGCTGGAGAAATTACTGCATTCCAGTCAAATACAACTGAAACTGTTGGAAGCACAGATTATCAGACACAGAATAATTATCTCGCTCTCCCCGAGCACATTAGTAGTGTGAATGGTATTTTCACATTCCAAGATAAGGGAACTGCGAATATGTTTGATATTCGTTATCAGTTGAGATTAAACGACTTGTTCGATTTTACATCGACTCAGTTCTATCATTACTATATGATTCAAACTCACCTAGAGACTATCAATCATCTTTTGGAAGGTATGAAACCTGTGCGTTTCAATGCATCTCAAGGTCGTCTTTACATCGATTTCGATACTGCAACTGATATTCGTGAAGGCGAATTTATTGTTATTGATTGTGTGCGTGCTCTTGATCCTGCAAACTGGAGCAAGATCTATAATGTTATGTGGGTCAAAGATTATGCAACTGCATTGATTAAAAAGTATTGGGGAACAAACCTCACGAAGTTCCAAAATGTGCAACTTCCTGGTGGCGTCACCCTCAATGGAGAAAAAATATACAGTGATGCGATGGAAGAACTTACCGCATTGGAAGAAAAACTTCGTAGCACTTATGAAATGCCACCTCTAGATATGATCGGGTAAAATGCCACTTAATCCCTATTTCTCTCAAGGTACAACCAACGAACAACAGTTGGTTGAAGATTTGGTTGTCGAACAAATAAAGATGTTCGGCACCGAGATCTATTATTTACCAAGAACATTGGTTGACGAAGATCCCACATTTGGTGAAGATCCTATGTCAAGATTTGATTCGGCATATCAAATTGA